CCATCTGCTACTGTAGTAGTATGCGTATCTGCATTAGTAGTTATAGCTTCTGTGCCGAAGCTAAGTGCTTCTCCAATCAATTCCAAATTTGTATTCGTACTAGTTCCCCAAGTTCCTGACTCGTCACCTGTAGCAATTTCCTTCAGCCTAAGATCATTTACATAAGTAGCCATTTATTTCTCCGTTCATTTGATTATATTACCTTTCTCTATCATAGTTAAGCAACATCTTCCCAGTTAGGTGTTTGGGTATTATTTATACTACTGAAGCCAGAAGATTGTGTATCTGTAATATCACTATAATTTGGTGTTTGTGAATCATCTATCAGACTGTAAACAAAAGGATTTCCTAACTCCCCTGTTGCTGAAACACCTGTTATTGATGCTGTTGCTTTAGCTACAATAGTTATTGATCCTACAGAGCCTGTTGCAGCTACACCATTTATATCAAATCTAGCGTTATGGTGTATGGTTACAGAGCCTACTGCCCCTGTAGCTGAAAGCCCAGATACAGGAACATTTGCCTCACCATCAACATCTACAGATACAGATCCTAATGTTCCTACGGCACTTGGACATACAGCTACTGCTTGTGCGTTTACACCTACTCCTGATACGGCTCCAGTTGCAGATTGTCCAGTAGGCGTTACATTAGCCTCTGCGTCTATGGATGGTGTGCCTAAAGCACTTGTGGCCGATTGCCCAGATGTTGTGACGTTGGCTTCAGCATCTACCGTTGCAGATCCTAATGCGCTGGTGCCTGATTGTCCTGTAGGGGTTACATTTGCTTCACAATCAAAAGTAGGTGTGCCTACTGCACCAGTACCTGCTTGGCCTGAAACAGTAATGTTATTGTCACATTTAAGAGTTACAGTACCTAAAGCAGACGTTGCTGCACTTGGTGCTGTGAGAGTAACGGGTATAGGTTCGCCCCAAGCACCTTCACCCCAGGTTCCACGACCCCAACCTGTTATGTTAGCCATAGGCTACTAAGCTATTCTTATAATAGCTGTACTTGCTGCTGCCGCAGGAAAAACTACCGTAAAATCACCAGCAGTTGAAGTTTTATCTCCACCAAAATCTATTGTAGCAACAGATTTATTACTGTCAGTTGAATTGTATATCATACAACCTCTAGCAGTAATGGTGGCTGTACCGAAGGTCAAATCAGCAAAATCAGTAAAACCTGTAGTGCCGCTTGATGTTGGATCTACTCTAGTGAGGTTTGCTCCACCAGAAGTGTAGTTAGTTCCTGATGCCTGTCCAGTTGTTGTAAACGCAGTAGTAGTAGCACCTAAAGTTGCTGAACTTGCGTATAAAGCAAGTTTAAAGGTATCTCCGCCTGAATTTTTAAAGTTATGGACGGCTTCTAGCAGCTCTTTTTTAAAGCTGGTTGTTAATGTTGATGCGATAGCCATATTTATATCCTTTTTACAATTTCAGCTACGTCTTCATCTCCAGCGGTTTTAAGCTCTTGAATTAAAGTAGCTTTGTAAGATTTTATAGCATTATGTATATAAATCAAACTAACTTGATATATCAAATCCCTATAGGCCCTAGCTTGTTCTTTTATGTATGGATCTTCACTATTACTTGAGCTTACAATCTTTTCTGTAAGTCTTTCTGCCCAAAACTCCGGAGGATGACCTCCATAGTTACTTGTTTTTGCCTCTATAAGTCCTAATCCTGGCATGCCTGCTGGCGTTACTTCATCTACCATTTTTTAGGCTCTACGGGTTTTAGGTGTGAATCATGCCTGTCTATTAATACAGGTTCTTGCTCTTGTTTTACTACTTCTAAGTTATCTATCCTTTCTAATTTAATGCCATTTTCATCAACTAAAATAATATACGGGTTTTTTAATCTATGATAGCCGTATAGTTTTTGCTCTGCTGGTACGTCTGTATCTAATAAACCAGAAGTATGTGCAACTTCAACTTGGATGCCAGCAGATATACATTTACTTAGCCAAAATTCTACACAAGCTCTACCTGACTCAGCAAAATGCAAATTACCTTTATAAGAAAAATCTATGCCAAATAATTTTAAGTTAGCAACTTCATTCCAATAAGCAAAAGCAACCGCGTAGGCAACTGTATTGTTTAAGTAATGACAATTAGAATAAGAAACAACTTCTTCTAAGGGGTATTCAACTAAACCAGGACAACGATCATCTAATTCACAAGTGTATATTGGACCTTCATGATTTACTAAAAGATCTGCCATACTTTCAGTCTGTCCGCCTGCATCATCTGTATCTAGGAACCTAGAAGCAGGATCCATCATAAAAACTCTATCGTGAAATATTACTGAACCTACTCCGTTTATAGCCCATACCTCGTCAAAATGAACCCCATGTGATTTAGCTAGGTTATAGTCAAACCAACTTTTACCCATACCAACAATAGCAACAGTCTTGCCTTTAAGACTTTCGATTTTTTGCATGTACTCTCCTTATTTATGTTACAGAAGTACGTAGGGAGTCGTAACGATACTCGTCTCTTCTTCCTCTCGCTTCTGCTAAGTTTTTTAATCTTAAAACTTCTAAATTAAATCTTTGCTCATACAACTGCATTAAATCAGCATCCCCTTTCATAAAAGTATAAGCCTCCACTAGAGATCCATAAAGTAAAGCATTTCTAGCGTTATTAGATAACCAAGTTCCTGTAGTATCTACAGTCAAACTATTTGGTTTGTATAAGTAATGTAATTCAACCGTATAATCAGCATCTGGTACAGGAGCCACTATTAAAGTAGATCCATTATTTGATGCCGTTGATAATTCTTTGTCAAAGTCTGCGTAATACAAAGGTTTGCCTCTAGCAGATGTGTCTGTAGGATCAGTATCAAACTCTCTCATAAAGGTAGTATGTTTCTTATCTAAATACTGGTATGCACCTGCATTATCAATTACTGCCAAAGAAAAGCTCAATTGAAAGTCTGTAGGGGCCGTTAAATAAGTGTTACCTGTAGTCAAAGATCCAGTAACATTTTTTCTGAAATAATCAAATTGTATTAGTTCAAATAATCTTTCTTCTGCGTTAATTATGAAATCGTTTAATGATGCAACAAAAGTTGTTTCCTCATTTTCTACATAGTTTTGTATTAGAGTTTTTAATTCTGTTAATGTCATGATGTAGTAATTGTAACTTCGCCTAATGATGCTGTCACTTTATCAACAACAAAATTTGAAGGTAATATAGAAGGATTTAAAAAGTCGTTCAAAAATATATTAGAGGTTGTAACAACAACAAAACCTTCTCCTACCTCATTATCATTATTAGGTCTAGGTTCGTATAAAGCTTCAGGATCTGCTTTTACAGTCAGCGGTTCTAATTGTGGATGTTTTGGCTCGTAACAACTAGGACAAACTTTTAGGCCGTTCCATTCTTCTTTTAACTCGTTTAGTTTGTATTCAAACGCACAACGATCACATAACGCTTTAGCAAATTTTCCAAGAGCATAAGCCATTAATTCATCCTAATTCTTGGTCTTATTCTGAAAGATGCTCTATCTTCATCTTGGTCAGCAGCTCTTCTAAACTCTTCTTCATATATAGCCTTGAGTTGCGGGGTGAGTTGAGGAGACTTCTTTAGCGAGAGGTAATACGCTAACCCCGCAACAAAACAGGGATAAAATCTAAATGGTAAGTCCATAGTATTAGTAGGTTTATCAGCATCATCCATTCTTACTAATTTATTAAAAACTAAAATATCTGTAGAATTTTCAGGAGCCGGCCAAACTTTTAAAACGGGCGATATTGATTTATCAAGAAAATATTGAGAAGGTCGTGCCTGAGTAGTTTTATTGGGTATGTTTAAATATTCAGATCTACCTATCCTACTAATTGATATATCTGTTTGAGTATTATTTACAGTCCTTCTAACAACAAGATCTAATATATCTATAACGTTAGAATTTAAAGTATAGTCAGTAGTTCCTTGTGTTACCGTTTGGGTGGCTTGATCTATAGTCCATTGATTCAAACCTCTATTAGCCCATTCTGCTAACATAAGATTTATGGATCTTCTAGCAGTTTTCAGATCATAACCAGTTCTGAGTTCTAATCCACATCTTTCATATGCTTCTTCTATAAACTCAGCGACATTAGGCTCAAAGTCTGTGCTGCTTGAGGTTGCCATTACTTTTTCTTTTTAGTATTTTTAAGAGATCTTTCTATTTGAGCTGCTTGTTTAGCATGAAGTCTAGAAGCTCCTTTTAGCTCTTTAATTAGTTTTCTTTTTTGTGCAACAGATAAGTCAGCCATCATTCATCCTCCGCATATAAGTTATCAAATATCCTATTCACATCAAGTGTATAGTCTAAATCAGATTTAGAATAGTGTATATGAGCAGAAGGACGAAAATCTGGTGCGCCTTGTCCAGTAACAAACCAGGCTGGATGTGTAACCCTTACTCTATTGTTAGGTAAAGCAACTATGTTTCCGGTCCATTCTTCAGCATCCAAAAGCTCCATAACATGACTTTGTTTATGTTGTGCTGGATCGTCTGCTATTTCGTTTTCAGCATAATCTACGGTAAACAAATATCTAGCTGGAAAAAAATTACCATCAATTTTTGCAAGCCAAGGACAAGGTGTTGCTCTATCTATAACATAAACAGAATTATTATGAGATGAACAGTCCCAGGGTTGTGCATCATGAGTAGCCATAGGAACAGGCCAATCCTCTACAGGTATGTCAGCAACTAAAGCGGTAATGGGCATCCTTGCCCACATAGCTCCGCCATGTACCGTATCTTCTTCTTCCCCCTCTGCTGATATGCCTGTAAATATAACCTGAAAGCTAAGACATCTGGTTGGCATAGTAGTAACTCCAACCGCCATAGCATGCAAAAATTCACCATGATATTTTTCATGGTTATGGGTGTATTCTTTTCTTACCCAACACTTAAAGTATGGGATATTACTATATAGATACGCCACCTATCGTTTAGAATTTATATAGGCTTTTCCAAAACCTCTTTTAGCTATGCCAACTGCTGAGTTTTTACCACCCTTACTAACACCCTTAGTATTTGCGGGTCCACCTCTTTTCATGCCCTTGGTAGGTCCGCCACGTTTCATTCCTTTGGTCGGTCCTCCTGCTTTCATGCCTTTAGTTGGCCCACCTCTTTTCATACCTTTAGTAGGACCACCTGCCTTCATGCCCTTGGTAGGACCCCCTCTTTTCATACCTTTAGTAGGGCCTCCACGCTTCATGCCTTTAGTAGGACCTCCAGCTGCGTATCCTTTAGATTTTTTTGAAGGCCCGCCGCCCGCAAATCCTTTTGTAGACTTACCGCCTTTTTTCATGGCTTTGGTAGGTCCTCCACCAGCGTATCCTTTAGTTCTTTTAAACATACTATCTCCTACTTTTTAGTTTTTTTTGAAGTTTTCTTAGCAGGAGCTTTTTTCTTAGGCATATTATAATAAATACGATCTTCAGTCGCTTCATCAGGTCTAACCTTGGCTTTTTCTCTAGCCTCCTGTTTTGCTTTCATTTTATCTTTTTTAGCCATAAATTCTCCTAACTAATAGTTGTAACTTTACGCTTATCGTCTCTAACAGCCCCACAACCCCTGGCTATAAAACCACCTTTACTAAGTTTAGCACGATTTTGTTTTTTTATATTTTTTTCTATCACAGACTGCATGTGTTTTTCATAAGAAGTTTGTACGCCATCATCCATTCCAAATTTTTTACTCATAGTTCCTCCTGTGCTTGCACGAACTCTTGCTTTAGGTGTATTAGCTACAACTGTCTGACCTCTGGCTCCAGCTCTTTTTTTCTTTTGTGCAGTACTTTTACGTTCTTCTTTTGTAAGACTTTCGGCTTTTGCTCTTGGCAAACATCTATCAGGGTTTTTTTTATTTTTTGAAGTGCCGCATTTTCCTGCGATATTACCTTGGCTATCAATTCTGACCCAATCTTGATTAACCCAATCTTTTAGCTGTCCCATTATCTTAGCCTTTCTTTCATAACAATACCTTGCCCACGTATGCTCACAAAACCGCCTATAGATTTTTTAACTCTTTTCTTTTTCTTAGAGCCTTTAGCATAGTTAGGATCTTTGCAATATTTTGACGCGGCCATATTTGCATATGCAGAAGGATATGTATCAAAAGTACGCTTTGCCCAAGCCTTGCCCTCTGGACAAATCTT